GTCTCAAGGTAGAGATACTTGAGATCGAGAATTTCGGGCACAATTCCTGCTACAGAGTATTTTCGGAGGTCTCTTTTAATATTTTCTTTGATTGCGTTAGGTACAAAGTCACCAGTTCTTGGTTTTATGCTTATAAAAACCTTTCCATACTGTGGAGGAACCAATTCTTCACCTCCATAAACCGAAATTGACTCAGTTTCTGGGTAAATTTTGTTAGGAATTAGGATTTCATAGTCATTTGAGGTCAAAGCACGGTTTTGAGTGGCATAAATTTGTGGTGCAAACTTTTTAACAGAGTCAACACTCTCAATTTCATCCCCACCACTAGAGGGTGTTTCGGCAGTTATAAGAGAAATACCGCTAGATATGGTATTTTCGACTGCATTTCGGGTATAAGTGCAATTTCCACTAAAACTTAGATTACTAATACCATTAGCTTCTGATCCATTTGACACAATATACGAAACTTCGACAATATTTCCGTCTGCAAGTGCTTTTCCAAAGACTCCATCACCAAAAATAATCTCATATTGCTCATCTTCGATCTCTTGAATGTAGTAAATAAGAGAATCTCCTGTTATTGAACTTCCTGTGACCGCATCAAACAGACTATCTTGTCTTGTATAGTTTGAAAGTAGTGAAGAAGTCGAAGATGGTCTTACATTTACCTCTAAAGTCTCTAAATCTATGCCAGAATTGGATAAAATGAACCTTTGGTTGATATTATTTGTAGAATATGGGAATTTTTGATCAATTACGTTACCTTGTTTGACATCTACATCATAAAAATACGCAATTCCGTCAACTACAGGTTTTGTAACGTCTTTTGTGATGCCAAAAACGAAAGATTGACCTCCAAATGCGTTTGAAGATGCAACTGGGCCTTTTTTTAGGGTAATTGTTGTTGGTGGAGGTGTAATTCCTGGTTCTACAGAGAAATTTATTGTTGCAGTTGCTGCTTTTCTTGATCTAGGGATATATCCAATGTTTCTAGCGAGTGCAACAACGTTTTCTCTAAGAGTTGCACTGTCAATAAAGACCTCATTCGAGACCATATTGGCATTATATGATGTAATATAGGTATTATATGCTAAAACGTCTAAAATTGTTGACAAGTTCGATCCCTCGAAGTCATAATCCGTAAAATTCGAGTTGGATTGTAAATATTGTTTAAGTGTTTCTTTAATCTGGTCAAAATCCAGACTAGTAAAGTTTAAAAGTGACATTTATCGTGATGGAAGCAAAGCAAATTCTAATTGTGATGGAGGTATGTCTATACCAACTATTTTATATGTAATTTTTACGTCAAATTGATTTTCATCGAAGTTAGGATTTACATCTACGTTAACTAAATCAACTCTTGGTTCATAGTTGTTCAAACAATTCCTAATTTCGTCTTGAATTGATACTGCAGTGATATCATCAACGTTTTCAAACAATATTTCACTCACACTAGACCCAAAATCAGGATCAAATAACTTTTCACCAGGTGAAGTCAATACTATATTACGCACAGCTCTTGCTATTGCGTTTTCATTCTTCAAAGCAATCAAATCGCCACTCAAAGGGTTATATTTGAATGACATACTAAGATCTTTGAATCTTTTACTAACTCTTTGAGCTGGCATTAGAAGTTTATAGTACTATATTTTATTTATCAGGGTTTTCTAACGATACTCTGCAATAACTTCGTAACTTTCAATCTCATAATCTAATCCGTCTTCATCTTCTTCACGAAGACGTTCAAAAAAGTCACTAGAACTTGTCTTATCACTCTTTTTAGGAGTCAAAGAGTCGTTTGCGATCTCTCGTAGCATTTTTTCTGACATGGGAACCTCCAATTAGACACAAAAAAGTGCCTAAACGAACATTTGTTCTATTTAGACACCATATATGCTAGTTTTTAACCTAATCCATCAATTGCAGTATTTCCTGTTCCAATATTAGGGTCTCCTTCGACATTTATATCAAAATCTGACCTTTCTTTTGCTGTTTTCCAGAAATAATTCTCTTCAGAACCCAATCCATCGCGATCATGACCATTTTCGACTTGATAGTAAACTGTTGATACCTTAAAATCAGGATTTTTGGGTATTTCGGGTGTAATACT